TAACCCCGTCAGGACATGTTTCGCTTGAAATGGTCGCTTTTTATTTTTGCCATCACCTTTATTCCAACTAATTTCATTGTAACGTTTGACTGACTTATTAAATGTATCTTCATCAATAATAGCCTCATGCTTACCTTCGTATAGCTCGCCTTTCCATTCAATCTTGCCTGTGTAGATTGGTTGAGTTAAAGCGTTTCTTACAGTGGAGTGATTTACCCAACTACCATGTTTCGTTGTATATTTTTCTCGCATCATCTTTTGAATTCTAGCAATTGGCAAGCCTTTTTGAAATAACTCATGTACCATTTTTACTTGCATAGCTTCATAGTCATTAATTTGCAAGTAACCATCTATATAGTCATAGCCAATTGGATCATATCCACCACCATGCCAAAAGCCTTCTCTAGCTCTTGCATCCAATCCCATCTGCATACGCTCACGAATCTGTTCACGTTCAAGTTGAGCAAATACGGATAGAATCCCAATCATTGCACGGCCAAAAGGTGTTGACGTATCAAAGTTTTCACTCATACTAACAAATTCCACGTTATTTTTTAAAAACTCATCTTCAATTAGCAGCAGTGTATCCTTTTGAGACCGTGAAAGTCTATCAAGTTTGTAGACCACTACCGCATTTACTTTCTTATTCTTTATATCTATTAGCATTTGTTTTAATGCGGGGCGTTCAATATTCGCACCACTAAAACCGCCATCGGTATATACCTTGTAAACAGTCCATCCCTTAGCTATACAGTAGGCTTTTAATCGTTCTTCCTGCTCACCTACTGAATAACCTTCATTAGCTTGTTCTTGCGTACTTACACGTACATATAACGCCGTTCTCATGTATATTTCAACTCCTATTTATGTTAAAATAGGGTATGCAAAAAGCACACCACTAAAGTGTTTTTTGTTCCTATCGCCTTACCCTAGCTATCCGCCAAGATTATTAGGGTGGGGCTTTTTTATTTACTTTTTTACCTATTCAGCGCTAAAGAAAGCATCTGTCATACCATCAGTATATTTCAAAAGAATATCTTCTCCAGTAGGTGCTACAATTGCGTATGATCCAGTTGTTTCACCGCCTGCATAGATTTCTGTAGCTACAATTTCGCTAGGTGTAAAGGCATATTCATTTTGCTGAACTTCTGCACCAGTTGAATCTACTGCAACGAAACCACTAATTAAGTATGGGACATCTGCATTATCAGAGTTATAAACGACATCGGCATCGAATATTACCCATTCTTGTCCTTCTGGAGCTTCAGCATTAAATTCGTTCCACTCAACTAATTGATTATAAGCTTCTTCTCCACGAACTAAATTAGATAAAGTGATATCTAGCGTACCTTCAACAGCATTCGATTCATCATCAAACGCCGTTGTTTCAACAGTACCAGTTTCGCCAAAAGGCACAGGGTTTGAACGTTTGCCTAAATCAGAGGTAGAGTTATCTTGCTCAGAGGTTTCACTTGAAACTTCATCAGTAGAAGCGCTTGACTCTGACGGTGTCGATTCTTGTTCATTTGTACTGCCACATGCTGCTAAAGCAACTGCAGCTAAACCAACTAAAAATAATTTCTTCATAATTAAATTCCTTTCTTCTTCCAACGCATGTTATAGTATCTTTGTACCCAGTAAGTCCTATCTCAAATCCCAACTTGAGATAGGGCTATTTTTATTTTATGACCACATTTTCAAACATTATCATTCCTCCTAAAACTTTCTTTTTAATTCTTTCAAAACGCCGGCAATTCTAATTTCTTCACATTCTGAACCTACAAAAGTTCGAGGTGGATAGGCAGGGTTGCTAGATTGTAAGGTAATGCTATTCTCGCCAACATATACATGCTTTAAAGTACCTTCATAACCATTGATAATTACCACTGCAATTTGACCGTTATATTCAACCTCAGGTGATATTTTAATTAATACTAAATCACCATCAAAGATACCGTCTCCAATCATGCTATCGCCTTCAACATCCAATACAAAATAGTCATCAGGATTTGCTAAATCTTCAAAGTATTCGAAACCTTGAAATTCTTGATAAGCTAGTCCATTGATACCTGCTGCCACGCTACCATATTTAGGAACAGCTGATCTTTTCTGTAAATCACGGCTATTAGATAATAATGAATTTTCAACGAACACTTTAGGACTAACACCAAAATAGTCAGCGATTTCTTTCATTTTTGGTAATTTCGGATTACGTTCTCCAGAACGCCATCTTAAAACAGTTGTGCGGTTGACATTTAGATCATCAGCTAATTTAGCATCGCTAACACCTCTTTTATCCATCAATTCAGAAAGTTTATCTGAAAATACGCTCATTTTTTTCACCTCATTTTTCGTTATATTTCTTCTATATATTCACAAACATATGATACATAAAAAGTGACAAAAATGCAACAAATATCTTAAAAAAGTGACAAAAATGCTTGCGAACGTATATTCTATATGCTAAGATAAATTTCGTAAGGGAGGTGACAAAAATGCACAAAACGTTATTTGTTGAGAGAAAAGATAAAGGGGTAACTCAAAAGGAAGTTGCAGAAGCGATTGGTATGAAATTGTCAACATACGGTAGAAAAGAGCGTGGTGAACAGCAATTCGATTTACAGGAAGCTGCTAAAATTTCTAGGTTCTTGAAAATCCCAATCGATATTCTATTCCCTGAATTTTTTTAGACAAGGTGTGACAAAAATGCACAGGAGGTACTAAAGATGGTGATACATATCATGGCTGACGGAACGAAACGCCAGAGCGTGGAGGGTTACATAGTAAAGCTGAATGAGCGGACAGAAAAAGCCTACAAGCTGTTAGCAAAGGAGAATAGAAAATGAACAACTTAGTAATTATGAAAGATAAACAGGCAGTAACTACTAGCCTGCAGGTAGCTGAAAATTTTGAGAAACAACACGGTCACATTTTGAGAGATATTCAAAATCTTAAGAAAGATGTATCCAATTTTGGAGAGATGTTTTTTGAAATAGTCACACCAGATGCTTATGGAAGAGACAGAAAAGCGTACTACTTAAACCGAGACGGTTTCACATTGTTGGCAATGGGCTTCACTGGTAAGAAAGCATTGCAATTTAAACTAGCATACATAAAAGCTTTTAATGAAATGGAAAACTATATCGAGACTCAACAACTACCGATGACAGCAGAAGACATCATGATTGCCACATTAGAAACTCAAAAAGAGTTAAAGAAACAGATTTCAAACGTTTCTAGTGATGTTGAGGGATTGAAAAAAGAGATTGATCTGAGTCGTAACCAAAAAGCTAGACTATCTAAATTGGTACGTAAAAATGCCATGCAGGCAGTTGGCGGGAAGAAGTCACAAGCTTATGAAAAGTTTTATAAAAAGGCTATTGCTGAACACTGGCGTGAAATTAAAAACTATTTTGGTGTTGCTAGTTATGAAGAAATTCCAAAATTGAGATTTGAGGAAGCGATGGAACTAGCAGAAATGTGGCAGCCATCAATGGAATTGGCTTTTGAAATTATGAAAGCTGACAAACAAACGAGATTAGAGGTGTAAAGAATGAATTATTCAAGTAAGAAATTTCTATATTGGTCATTTGTGACAGTCGCATATTTCATCGGTTGGGTATCGGCTATTGAATTTAACTTCAATGGTTTCATCACAACGCTGCTATTTTGGGCTTTAGTTGGAAATGCATATAAGACCTATCAATATGCAAAGACGGCAGATTTATTTATATGGATTGAGGAGGAAACAGAATAATGGACGATTTACTAAAATTAATGGTGTTTACAGATATTATCCGGGAAAAGAGAGATAAAGCACTTACTGAAAAAATCAAAAAACTGAAATTTAAATCAAATGGTTTTTCTTTAGGTGGCTTGCCTAGTGACCAATTTCATTACAACAAAGCGATTGACGATGTGCTGCTATTAATTGGCTATGAAGAAGGGGAGAACGAAAATGGCAAAACAGAAAACAATTGATTTAGTTAAAGAACTTAGACATAAACAGATTTTGGAACATGTTGAAGAATATAAGAAAACTGGTGATACAAGAGCATTAGAAGATATTGAAGCGGTAAATGAATACTATGACGATATTTTAAAAGACTTACATACTACTTCAATGATTCTCAAGGCACAAAATTATTCATAAAAAAAGCACCTACTGCAATAGGCGCTAAATAAAACTTAAGTTAAGGAGAGTATACCATGCAAATTAAATTATTAAAAATGACAATTCGAAATTTCAAAGGCATTCAAGCTTACGAGTTAACACCAGAGGGTGAAACAGTAAATGTTCAAGGCGATAATGGTACAGGTAAGACAACGCTGTATGATGCATTCTTATGGGCGCTATTCGGTAAGAATTCAACTGATCAGTCAGAAAGTAAATTCGACTGGAAACCATTAGATAGTCAGGGAAACGAATTACATCACCTAGAAACAGAAGTGGAATTGCTGCTTGATGTCGATGGCCAAGAAAAGAAACTAAGTCGAATGATTTCAGAAAACTGGACTAAAAAACGTGGATCTATCGAAGAAACGTTTTCTGGCCACAAGACAACTTTCAAAATTGATGATTTAAGCGTTAAAAAGAAAGAGTATCAAGACTATTTAGACGACTTGATTGGAGAAGTGCGTTTTAAACTACTGACCAACGTTAACTACTTCCCTGAGGTCCTTGATTGGAAGAAACGTCGTGAAGTCCTAATTGAAATGGTTGGAGATATTACAGATGCAGATGTTATTGCTTCAAATAAGGATTTAAAGCCACTTACAGAGCTCCTAGCTAGTAAATCAGCTGAAGAACTTATGAAGTTGACGAAACAGCAAATGAAGCAAGCTAATGACGATATCAAGGCATTACCGAGCCGAATTGATGAAGTGGATAGAAGTTTGCCTGACTTAACTGGCTTAGATAGGAAACAGCTGCATGCTGATGAAGCTGCTAAAGAAAACTTAATCACCCGATATCAAGAAGACATTTCAAATATCAAAAATGGTGATGGCCAAAATAAGTTGAAAAATGAACTAGCTAACAAACAACTTGAATACCGTGAAGCACTTGCTAACTACAACGATAAGCAGAAAGAAGAAGTTTCTGTATTTGAAGATATGCTGCAAGCTAAACAAACTGAAAAAAATGAGTTAGCAATGCAGTTAACAGAGGCTAACAACAAGTTACAACAAGCTAAGTTTAACCTTGAAAATGTCACAAAAGAGATTGAAGCCACAACAGCAGAAAAAGACCGCTTATCTAAACAATTCTTTGAGGTCAGAGATGAAGTAATGCCTAGCTTTGATGAACATCGAACAACATGTAAGATGTGTGGCCAAGAATTACCTGCTGATCAAATTGAAGAACTCAAAGCAAACTATCAAAAAGACGTAG